TGGGTGGTAATGTGTTTGGTGGTCAATCAGTTAAAGATAATATTCCTGTAATGCTAACAAACGGTGAATATGTTATAAAAAAAGATACTGTAGATAAATTTGGAAAAACTTTTTTTGATAATATAAATGCTGGTAAAAATCCAAGGGGTTATACGGGCGGGGGTTTAGTTAACCAGGATTATGGAATAAATAATAATACCCAAAACTTCCAATACAATAATAGAATTATTTCTTTATTAGAGAGTATAAATGTTAATTTTTCTAATAATAGGGCGGAAAATGTTAATCAACCAAATAATAATGTTTCCGCCCCTATTGTTAATATAACTAATAATTTTAATATGGATAGAAGTGGAAATGTAACTTCTGATGCTAATGTTACTTCCAGTAACCAAAATGATAAAAACAAAAACAACAATAATGAAAAATCAGATCAAGAAAATTTACAAAAATTTGGAGATTTGATGCGTAATATTACTTTACAAGAGATTATTAAACAAAATAAACCAGGAGGATTATTAAATATTAAATATGGATAATTCAACTTTTTAATAAGTAAATCAGATAATAAATATTAAAAAATTAAAAATCCTTCCGAAACCCCCGTTTGATTAATATTTAATAATCCCGACATATAAAAACCTTTTTCAGTAAAATTCTCAGAATCTAATTCCACCCTAAATCCTATATTAGCTGTTTTACTAGGACCAATATCAGAAGAGTAAGAAATAGATTCAAATTTAGCTCTTTTGAAATCATATTGAACGGCGGTTCCTTGTGGCACAGCTTTTCTTGGCTGTGCAATTTTAATAGCTATATTATAATCATCATTATTGTTTAAATAATTAGCTATACTTCCTGATTTCTCATCACCAACAATAGTATTAACTGTCAAATCAACATAACTCGGAAACGTTATTCTTCTATCCACAGGTAATCTATAACCCAAACTATTCAAAGCTTCTCTATTAAGAGGTAAATTGATATCATAAGATTGAATTTTAATATCTGTGAAATCTACACCTAAATCTGGAATATCGATTCTCGATGTCCTTGAAAATCCCGTTCCAAAAATTGCCGAAACTCCAGTCAATTCTGGAAGAGCAGTAAAATTCATGGTAATATCTCCAGGAAGTAGAGCAGAAACTAATCCCGACCCCAAAAATGTAGTTGGTAAAGTGAATAAAACATTTCCAGTTGGTAATCTTGTTTTAGGATCTAAATATGGAGATAGAACCCCCGATCCTGACATATTAATTTGCATGTTTTCACAAATATAAGAAACGTTACATTTAGGAAAATTACCCACAGAAGCATTAGTAGAATAATTAGTTAAATAACAATTTCCAAAAGAATAAGTATGTAACAATGGAGAATTAGGATCTATTCCAGAATAATAAAAATCATTATTTAAATCTTGTCCTTCGGGGGCAACGGCAATATATAAATTTCTCTTATCTTTTGATATAAAAGGATGTTGAGCCATAAACAATCCAGACCCTAAATCTATTTGTCTAGTATCAGATCTATCAACAAATCCCGATAAAATAAAAACCCCCGTATTATTAGTATATCTTGCTAATCCAGAATTTTGACCTATTTCTATTGTATAATTAGTATTAAATCCTATTTCAAATTCATTGTAAACTCCATTTTGAAGATAATCTAAACTTAAATTTACTGTGGGCGGATCTATGATAGGTCGGGCAATTAAACCTAATTTGCCCAATTGCTTAACTTCTACTCTATTTATATTTACAGAATAATTAGCTGATTGAACTCTAGTAATAGGAGTAATTAAATTATGATTAGTTCCTGGGGCGGGAAAATCATTATTTAATATTCCGGCGCTATTAATTTGGTTATAACCGCTAGAATTATTGCCGCCAATATATACAGACCAAATTTGATAAATTTCGCGATTACGACTCATTAATTATTTCTGTTTTACTATTTAATAATACCCCTGCTAAAAACTCATTAATTCCATGATTATAAGATATTTCCCATTTTTCTTCATTTCTTTCTTCTACAATTTTATTATCTATGTTGTTTTTTAGATTGTTTAAATATCCTTTTACAATATTTTTATCCCCCCAATTCTTTGGTTCTTCGTTAGTAATTATTAAATTAATTAAATCGTCTTTTGTTTCTTTTTGGGTAGCGTTTAATTCTTTTAATTTAAAGTCTTCTAATAATTCTGATTCTAACTCTTTATCTAATTTATCCGCTAATATCATATTGTCTTTTATTTTAGTTAAAGAATAAATTGTTTCAGATTCATCTTCGCCGCGAGATGTTCCAACAGGGCTAACTTTTTTAGTTGATTGCGGGGATCGGCTTCCTGCCGGACGCCCATTTGGACCTTTTAATTTAATATTTGGCGCATTTATATGTATTGCGGGCGGATTGGGAGGTGGTGGATTAGCCGCGTCATGTTTTCTTTGTTTATCTGATTGTTTAGTATCGTGTTCTTGTTGAGAATCCTGCAAACTCATTTGTTGTTTGCCCGCTTCTTTTGCTAATTTTAATTGATCAAATGGGGCGGCGGTAATAGGTTGATATAAACCTTTATCTTTGTATTCTCTAAATTTTTCTTGACTTTCTAAACTTTCTTCTTTACTTGGTAATCTTCCAGTTTGAAATGCGGCTACTCCTTCTTCTGCTGTAAGTACACCTAGCTGAACAAGTTGTGCATACAAACGTCCCCATATTGTTTCATCTTTCAAATTTAAATCTTCAAATTTAGGAGTGGGATAATTCTTAAATCCCATTATTAAAGAAATTCTTTTTATTTCAGGAATTAAAAATTCATTCAAAAATTGTTCGCGAATTTGTTTTAATCGTTCTATAAATATTTGAATTTTAATGGAGGTATTAGAAAATTTTTCACCATCTTGAGAATTAAATAAAATAGCATTTAAACCTTCGCGAATATCCCTGTCGACCACGGCATATTTAGCCTCATTTAATATATCTGCAATTTTTGGAATTACCCACTCAGCTTTTGTCGAAAAATCTGATACTAAAACTCTTCCAATACTTTGATTTTGAAATAAAGTATTTAAAGCATCTAGGACTTTTTGATTAACCCCACCTTTATCAGGTTCATTTCCGTGAGTTACTAATAAAATAACATTTTGTAATGTTCTTATAATAGCTGCGTCAGCTTTCTTTAATTCGCTTTTATATTCTAAATCATCTAAAATAGAATAGGTAAAAGGAATAGAAAAAGCCTCATAATCTTGTTTTTTATAAAACATTGTTGTTACTAAATCAGGATTTAATGGCAATAATATGCTAATAGATTTGTTTTTTATTAATTTTTTCGTTTCTTCTGGTAAACTATCATAAATTTCTTTATCTTCGGGTGTTTTAGGATTTTTTAATGCAGCAATTTCATAATCATTTAATTGTTTATATAAACTGTTAGTAGAGAACCACGCTCCTGATGTTATAGCTATCTGTGCAGAATCTAATACTATATATCTAATAGGCAATTTAACTCCATATTTTGGTAATGTATCATCTTTCGCCCCAAATACTTGAGATATTTTTATCATTTCGGCGGGATTTACCGTTCCTTGCATTTTATAAATATAAAGATTTCCCGATCTATAAAGTTCTCTAAAACATTGATCTTGTAAACTGTCCAAGTTTATTTTGTTAAATAGGGCGATAAAAAATTTCTTAGATTTTTCACTTCCACCCGTTAAAAACACTTTAGCACAAGAGAATTCAACCATAATTTCTATAACATTTCTCACAATTGAAAATCCAAAATATGCTTTTCTGCTTAAGATAACAACGTCTGTCATTGAAATATAATTAGTTCCTCCAATTCCACTGTATTTATAGGGTAATTTAATACTATCAATATTTATGAAACGATCTGAACGCTCAATCGTAGTTGCGCTATTTCTCCTAACAGAAGTAGACCCTCTTGTTTCTTCCATGTTAGAGGAAAGTGGCGTAATTTCTTGATTATTAACAAATTGTGTTAAAGAAACCACATTATTTTGGGCGGGCGACGGACGATTTCCTATAACAATTTCTCCATTATCAGATTTATAACCTTGTAATTGTCCGCGCTTATATTGTGAATAAATAGTTTGGTAACTTTTGTTCTGTTCTTTAGCAAATTCTGATAACGTTTTACTCATATAAACACTTTACACATAATTTTGCATAGTTTTGCATAATTGTTTTTAATTTAAAAATTTATGCAATTTGTGTAAACAATATTAAATAAAAATCTATGCCACTACCAGCGCCATCAAAAAAGCAAGACAAAAATTCATTTATTTCTTCTTGTGTCTCGTCTGACGTAATGAAAAAAGAATTTCCAGATATGAAAAGGCGTTTAGCCGTATGTTTTTCGCAATTTAAAAGAAAAAAGAAACAAAAACAAGCTAATGGATTTAACGAAGATCCAACATGGAAAGAAGTAGAACAAGAACCAGTTTTATATTTAGATTAATAAAAACAATCTTGAATTTAATTTTTAAAAATTAAAACCTAAAAACTTAAGGCATTCTAATTTCTGTTCTGGTGTCAAATTTTTAGCACGAATTCCATTAGCAAGAAAATCATTTTTCTCTAAATTGTTTTTTTCCCATAATGGTTGAAAATTAGTATAATGAAAACATATTTTTTGTTGATTAAAATCTTTTAAATCAAATAGTTCTATTGGTAAAATATGATCTAAATTCCATTTTCCGTTTCCTTTCCCCCAGTTTTGCCAATTCATTCCCGATTGCCATTTTTGTTGTATATATTTTTTAAAATCTTCAATAGAAATTCCTAATAGTTTTATAGCTGAAGAATATTTATATCCATAAACTATAGATGCCCATAAAGACGTGCGCAAAGAACATTTTATTTTGTATCCAATATCATATTTTTTTCTTTTTTCCAAATATTCTCTTACTCTTTTATTAATCAAATCTTTATTTTTTACTTTATATATTCTATAATATTGTTCGAAATTCTCTTTATGGAAATATCTATATTTTTTGCTTTTTTCTTTAATAATGCTAAAATTATTTTTACGATATTCGTAACACCTATTTAAAATACAATTTTTATTATCAATATAATATTGTTTCTTCTGTAATGAAATTTTATTTTTATTTGAATTTTTATATATATAATAACAATCTTTACATTCCACCCTTCCTTTATAAAAATATTTTATTGTTTTTAATGTTTTACATTTAGAACAAATCTTTTCAATTAAACCAATATGACTATTTCTATCTCTAGCTTTTCGATTATCACATAATTTACATAAAATTTTTCTATAAAACGTTCCAGATTTATTTTTGATTGTTGTTAATGTAAAATTTTCAATACTTTTTATTTGGCTACAAATTTTACATTGTTTATTTTCGTTAATCATAATTTTTGTTTTTATAAATACTGGCAATTATAATAGTACTGTAAATCTATTTCCTTTATATCTCCCTTATATTTAAATATTTTATCAACTAATTTAATAGCTTCCCTTTTTCCATCTGAGCATAAAAACTGAATATTCAAAGGATATCTTTGTATTAAATCACGAATTCTAAAAAAAATATAATCGAATGAACAGCGAGTATACTTCATATACGGCAAAAATGGAAAAGATAATAACTTGTCGTATTTTTCTATTATAAGAATAATTAAATAATTATTATCATTTTTACACCTTTCTATTTCTTGTGTAAATCTATTATATCCTTTTGATAATGTGGAAATTGCATCAGAAAGAGATTTTTTTTCTATATATATTTCATTGTTTTCCATAATAGAATAATCTCCATAATTAAGTTTTTTTACCTTAAATTTTGGTATTTTTAAAATATTCTGCTCTCTTGTGTCACAAATATAATTTAGTTCTTTATTGTCATCAAATTCTAATTGTCTATTATAATTATACCTATTAATCAATCCAACTTCAGTGTTTATTCTATTGTAACTCCCCGCTCCAAATTCTTTTTCAAAATAAATAGGGGCGGGGATTATAAGACTTTTAGCCTCAAAAGTCGACAAAGCATATTTTAAGTTCTTTTTTTCCTTCCTTTTTAATAATAATTCTTTACAAAACGCCCATTTTTCTTCTTTAGTTTTTAATCCATCCAAATACATTCTTAAATTAACTCTAGAGATAAAATCTGTTAAAAAATAGTTTTCCTGGTTTTTAAATGATAATTGTTCGTGAGAAAATAAATCATATTTTGGGTGGTATTTTTCGTAATAATCTTTTATTTTTATTTTATGTATTTCCCAAGGGTGTTTTGTAGTAACTTGTTCGCCACAAATTTGACAGGGTGGAATTAATAAAAAAGAACTTGACATCCTTAATTATTATAGATAAAATATAAAAAGATGAAACAAAAACTTTCACATCAAAAAAAAGCATTAATTATGGCTATAAAAACATTAGAATTTTATGCAGACCCAAGCAATTATCATGCAATATCTATTGTATACGATTCGCCTGCTGGAAATTTTATAAAAGATTTTGATTTTGTACCATATTATAATAGAAAAATGCCAGGAAAAATGGCGCGTAAAGCCCTATATAAAATACAAAAATTTTAACATAAAAATATGAAAAGAGAAATAAAATTTAGAGTTTGGTCTAAAAAACATAGTCAATGGATGAATCATTGTGCGGTTATTGATTGTAATGGAAATATTGGTAGTCGTTTTATTGAAGTTAAACCAAACCAAGAAATAGTTGAACATATCGTTAATTTATCGCCTGATGAAAATATAATTCAATTATTTACTGGTTTATTAGACAAAAACAACAAACCAATTTATGAAGGTGATATAGTAGAATACAATAGTAAATGTGATATTACTTATAGTAAACCCGGAATTGTTTCAATTGGAGAATATTTTAATGGCGGCGGAACAGATAAAATTTATCATTATGGAGTAAGAGTAAAAAGATTAGATATGAAAGATTGTTATTTCGGACTAAACGAAAAAGATAAAAATTATTTAATTATAGGAAATATATTTCAAAATCCAGAATTATAAAAACGATATCTAAACTAAATAAAAAACTAATAAATTCTACTAAAATTTATTGGATTAAACAAATCAAAGATTTTACTAATTGCCCGTTATGTAAATCTAAATTAAAAGGTTGCACTATTGGAGATTACTGTTCCAATAAAAAATGCACTTATTCAGATGGTTCAGCAAGATTAACTAAAAAAGAAATCGTTAAATATAAAAACAAAATAATTAAATAATATGAAAAATATTTTAAAATTTAGATATTATAATTTTAAATTAAAAAAATTTATTTATAGCAACGATTATAATTTAGAAACACAACTTTTTAGATTAAAAAAATTTTTTACAGAAGCGTCTAATGAATTTTATGATGTAATTATTCAACAATCTACTGGATTAAAAGATAAAAATAATATTGAAATATATGAAGGTGATATAATTAAATACAGGTTTCCAGAATTAGGAAAAAATATATCTTTAGTTAGATGGAGTAAAAATGATGAAGACAATCACCCTGGCTTCCACATGAAAGATGAAATAACTGAATACGGAAAAATAGAAATAATTGGTAATATTTTTGAAAATCCAAAACTTATCGATTCCCGACAAAAAATGGCATAAAATAAGCCTGTACTTTTTCTTCTTCTGTATAAATCATATCTAAATAACATTTTGCCGCCCAATTACCCATGACAATACAAGAAACCAAATCTTTTCTAGGTCTTCCAGGAGATTTAAGCATTTTTAATCTTTGTGGTAATTGAAATGTCATATTCCCCGTGGAAGAAACTTTAGGTTCTATTAATGCTAATTGAGATTTAGTTTCTAATAATAAATAATCTTGCCAAGCCATGAAATCTAATAATCCCATTTTAATATCGGTTTTAGGATCTTTAATTTCTATTATAGGAGTGCTGCCTTTTTGTTCTTCGTCTACGGCTTTTTGAACCATTATACTATGACTACAAACAGGTGAAGCAAAATGAATTTTTCCATATTCAATTTGTGCTTTTAAGTATTCATAACCCCTACGAATCCAATCACTTTGCCAAACTTGTCTATAACAAATTTTTTTATCATATCGGTTATAACTATTTTTTGCTATTTTTAATTCATTTAAATATTCTGCCTCGTTATCAAAATCTCCTTCCATAAATTTAAGTCTGACATTAGAATTAACAAAAATAACTGATTCGTTTGCAGATAATATAAAATTACTGCCTTCTCCGGCCAAGTCTGCAGATATAAATACAATATTAAAATTCATTAACAAATAATGAAAATAATTAATATGATCTATTAAATTTCCGCCCGAAACTCCATAAGAATGAACTTGTGTTAAAGATCTAGCATCTTTGTTTAATAAATAAACCCCCATAGCAAACATATCTGAAGATGCGGAATCAGAAAAACTAGGATCAACAGCTAAAATATATTCACTTTTTGGATCTCCTTTTAGCTGAACACAAGGTAATTCTCCGTTTGGAACCGTGCTTTGGTTTAATCTTCTTATATTAAAATAACCATCGGAACCAGATATAAATTTAGCCATTAATTCTCTTTGATAATGGATTGTATTCTCCCCGCCCGATCTCATTTCTTTTACCACCTCTTCTTCTAACATTTCTTCTGGAATTGCTTTGCAACTAATTCTAGCAACAAAGTATTTTTTTCTCAAATCGACGAGGGCCATTTCATCTGTTATATTATCCACCCATTCTTTAAACAATTTATAAGCAAATTCAAAATCAAAACAAGCAGAAGTCAAAGCTATGATTTTTTTCTCACTCGCTAAAATTGTTCGTTGATCTTCTGTTAATTGTCCCGCCTCAATTAAAGCTCCCTCTCTTTCTTTTATTCTTAATTGTTCAGATATATTACTTTTAGCCATAAGAAAGGGCACTAAAACACTTTTGTAAATATCTTCAGGTATCATTAAAAACTCATCGCAAATCAATAAATCAGCACGACTACCACGAATTTTTTCATTTAATGGTAAAGCTGTTATACTTCCTTCATTAATAAAAGTGGTCCATTCATCACCCCTTTTATACATTTTTAATTTTCCTCCATCTAATTCACAACACCCCCTTAATAATTGACATTTTTTATCATTAACTGTAAGTTCTATTTGATTAACTAATCGACGGGAAGAACGAAAAGAATTAGAAGCTATAATTATTTTTTTACCTTTATTAAAAATTAAATATAACCAACAAAAAATAGCCGTCAACCAAGTTTTAGAACCCCCACGGGAAATAACAAGCATATTAAAATTATGATTAAACATATTTCTTAATAATATTTCTTGAAATGGAAACAATCGAATAGTTCCACCCGTTAATAAAAAAACAGTAAAACCCAAATTATCATATAAAAAATTTGCTAATGTTTCTTTAGCTAATCTTTCTTCTAAATAACCAGATAATTCTTTGTATTTGGTATTAGAATGGGGCGGAATAATAATTCCTTTCTTTTCTTTTTTAGTAAAATTATTGTAATAAATCATGTCAAATTAAAGAATAAAATCATCCTTATTCACTCCATAAATTTCCGCCACAATATCATCCATTGTTTCAATCTTCTTTAATTCGTTATTGACTGTTTTTCTAAGTTTTTCGGCCTGTTCTAATAATCTCTTTCTTGATTCCGCTTCCCGCCACATGTCCACAAGATTACTAACAGAAGCAGTATCTTTGCTTTTCATGTTTAATCTTTGACTTCTTTTACCTGTTAAGTCACTAATTAAGTCTTGTTGACGTTTTACGGAAGAATTATATTCTTTTCGGGCGTCAGCAATAGCTTCTACTAATCCTAATCTTATTTTTGGATCTTCTTGTTCTGTTTCTGTAGTTAATAGGTTTTCTAAAGTCTGAATATGAACCAAAATATTAGAAGAAATAACCACTTCATTAGACAAAACAATGTATTGGTCTAATTCTTCTGGCTCCAAATCGGGCTTATTGTAAACATAAGAAATAAAAGAAGACTCACACAATTCTCTATCGGTTATTTTTTTATAACCATTCATTTGATGAACAAGTCTGTAATTATTTAAATAACCAATAAATTTAAACATTTGTTCTTTAACTTTACTACCCATTTTATCTTCGCTTTCAGAAATTCCGCTATCAATATATCTATTTATTCTACGGACTGCTTTATTTATGGTTTTAGGAGCAATATAAATTCCATCAGGAATATTGCTTTGATCTCCTACTGTTTTTATATTAGAAGGTAAAGATTCAAGATATTGTTTTACTTTTCTGTGTTCTAAACAATTGGGCGGGACTGGGCGCATATTGAATAATTCCGCCGTCATTTCTACAGAATTCATATTTTCACAATTATTAGAAATATATTCTTTTTGTTCTTGTGTTAAAACCAAATCTCTTTTGTCGTGTGAAGCAGATTTCACAACAATATTTTGTTCAGATAAAAATTTTTTAATTGCTATTGATTCTGGAGAACGCCCATCTTTTACTCCTGAAAAAATTAAATTTAACAATTCTTGGATTGACGGCGGATCTTTTGTTATATCATTCCAGCGTTCTAATATTTTTAGTTTTTGTTCATCTGTTAAAATAACAGTTTCTCTTTTTTCGTATTCACCTTTAAATTTGATTTTCTTTACTTCAACATTTTCTTTAGTATTATTTTTAACTAAATCAGAAAGAAAAGATTTATAACTTTTATTTTCTTTTTCCTTTTTAGACTCTTTTACTTCTTCTGTCATAATAATATTTATACTAAAATTTATTTTTAGTGAACAATATCAACAAATCCTTCATATACAATTTCCCGCCCTTTTTGTAATATTATTTTTTTTACTTTAGCTATGCTAGCATAACCAGCCATTCTTCCCTTTTCAGAAGATTTATAACCCATCAATTTAGCGGTTTCAGCATCAGTTTTATTTTCCATATATAAATATTTATAAATCTTATATTGTAAAAGAGTTAAATGTTTTTTAATTTCTAAATGAAAGGCGTCACTACTTCTTTGAATATCAATAGAATTTTCATATGGTTTTTCATATACTTCTTGAACATGATTTTCTATTGTCACCGGTAATTTAATATTAAAAGCAGATTCTTTAGTTTTCTTCCATTTTGCAAATAATGGACAAGAATCACAAATTTTTCCATAAATATCACAACCCCCATTTCCATCATAAGCGCGACATTTAAGACAAATTAAACTGTAATTACCATATTTATCTCTTATTAAATTTATCATTTGACTATTTATTACTTTATTGACCCAAGGTAAAAGTGATCGCTCATGATTATAAAGATGCCATTTTTTATAAATATGATTAAAGATTATCATTCTTACATCATCCCAATCCATATAAGAAATAGCAAACAAAGTCCAACGCCCCTTACGTTTAGTTATTTCATTAAAAATAATATTTGCTTGAGATTCAAATGTTGGTTTTATCAATCTATATATATTATATAGAAAAGTAAATAAAATAATTACAACTTTTTAAAATAAGCTATTTTAGACAAAAAGTTTATATAATTATTAAATTTAATATTTTGAGTTTTTATAGTTAGAGGATAATTATAATCAGTATCAATTCTTATTCCAAATTCTTTTTCTGGTGGTGTTATCAACTGTTCACAAAAATCAAGAAATCCACGGGGTTTTAAGTAATTATAATAAATATCTTTGTATTCTTGTTCTACTTCTATCAATATATTTAATAATAATCTACTTTTACAAACCATCTCCAAAGAGCGAACAGCTAAAGAATCTGTGGGTGGATTCAATATATCAGCAATAATAATTAAATTAGATTGCATTTATTTAAATTTACACAACTAAAAACCTTGCATTTTGTGTAAAAAAGTTATATAATGAAACGTGAGTAAACTAAAAAAATATACTAAAAAATTAATTTTAGAAAAAATAATGATAGCTAAATCTGTTTCTAAACTAAAATCATTACCAAAAGAAGAATGTGCGAAAATAATGCAAGAACTATTAAATCAAAAAATAGATGATTATATCAAAAACATGGCAATGTTATAAACCTAAATATAGCAATCAAAGTAAAGTCAAATTGTCTATAATTGTAGGAATTTTGATAATAATCACTGGTGTATGTGATTTATTTCGGCAGGACTTAGAAAGTTATGATTTCATGTCATATAATGTAAACACAAAATCTACTATTTACATTAATAGTTATATTAAATCTCTTGAAAAAATATCAAAAGAATTCATACATAAAGAAAATTATGTAATTTACGAAAAACTTAGTTTTTTATATGAAAAAAGGGGGGAATATAAAAAAGCATTAGATAATGCGCGGAAAGCTTTTAAATTTAGAGAAAAACATGATTCCGATTGGAACGATTAATCATAATAATTTTTTCGCATCTTCTTTATAAACGACAAAATAACAAATACAAAAACCATTATTGTCTTTTCTTATTGTACTTGCTATAAGACAAGGATATTTTTGGGGCGGACAATTAATAGAATAAAATGGATAAGGTTCTAATTTTTTTTCTTGTAAAATTTGATATTTTTTAAAAGATTTGGATGTTTTTAAAAGAATAAAATTATTCATATTTAAACTTTATGCTTGTTTTGTTTTCCACATTTAGAACAGGTTGAAAGATAAACATCTCCAATATCACTTCTCAACGCCAAGAATGTGTTAAAACTGTGATTACAATTATATTGTGGTGATTTTTCTATATGGTTAATCCATTTATACAAGATAAATGTCAAACATAAAACAGAAACAATTAATGATACAATTAACATATTATTTTTGTGAATCTCCGGGTTCTATTCTTATAGAATCATTAGAATCATCCATAGTAGAAACTTCCATAATAGAACCAGCTTTTATACATTTTATTTGATGCGGTAAACCGTTGGGAACATGATAACAATCACCTTCTTTAAAACTTAATTCTATTTTTTTTGCATCTTTAGGATTTGTAATAATTAATTTATATTCGCCGGATAAAACTCTCCACGTTTCTATCTTATTGACATGTAAATGATTAGAAAATTTACAACCATTATTAAAATATAAAATTTTTCCACAATATAAATTTGAGTTATATATTAATTCTTCTGTCCCCCAACCTTTTTTAATAATAATTCCTTTATAAGTTTTATCAATATAAGAAGATTTATATGTAATAGGAATAGGTGTAGACATAATTAAAAATTAACCACGGTGACTCTTTTGTTACTTTTTCTAGCTAAATCTATTGAATGGGCGGTTCCTTTCGAACCATTAGTAAAAGCAATAACTTCGTCAGAATTTTTTATAATATCTATATTTCTTTTAAATCCCGCAACTTTTCCAAACCGCCCCCAATCAGGATAAAATATTAACATTTTTATATTATATTCTTTACTAAAAATTTCTGAAAGTTTATCAGCACCAACCGCCCCGCCCGAAACAATTAATTCTATATCATTAATATCATAATTTTCTAAAATCTTTTGTTTTAATAAATTATAATCATTAAAGGTTCTAGAACCTACAATAGCTAATTTCATATTTTTTATTTTTTATATATATTTTTTTGTAAAAAAACAAAGTAATAAAAGAACAATTAAAGCAGGTATTAAAAAAAAACAATAAAAATCATAATTTAAGAAAAAATCCACGCAATTAATAATGCAAAAGCAAAAAACAATATAATACAACTCGTTGTATTAGCTAGAATATTATAGAAAGTATTATTGTCGTACCGCTCCCAACATAACCACGCTCCATATAATAATACTGCTATAAAAAATATCATTTATAATAAAAATAACACTATTTTGGATATAAAACAACCGCCAATTTTGTACCATATTCTTCACATTCTTCATCCATGAAAATAATTTCTCCATTATCATCTTGTAAATATTTAGTGTCAGTACCAAAAGAAACTTCGTCTAAAATATGATAACTATTTCCTTCTGCATCAGAAGCTAAGATAACTTCTAAATCTGAATCTAATTTATTTAATTCTTTTATTAATTTTTTAATCTTCATTTTTTCTTTCCAAATCTTCCTTAACCCGTTGTTTTAAATCTTTTATTTTATTATCAAAAATGTCATAAATAAATTTTGCAAATTTTTTAATTTCGTCTTCTTCTTTTATATCTTTAGAAAGAACAAAATCGTGGTACTTTATATGATTTTTCCAAAGTGAATTAAATTGTATTGTTGTCATAATTATTCTGAGTATTTATAAATAATACCGTCTTTTATGTTTTTTACTTTTTGTTTATTAGGAAATAGATTTTCTATTTCGAATAGAGAATAAGGAAAAAAAACAGGATTGTCAAGATTTTTTATCTCAAAATCAAAAATGGTCAAATATAATTCTGAACATAATTTTAATAATTGTCTATAAGTATCTCTTCCTCCACAAACAATAAAATCTTTACAATATTTCAAAAAATCTATCGGATCTAAAAATTTTGCAAAACAAAAATATTCTCCACCATTAAATTTTTTATCAATTAAATTTAAATCTCTAGTCAAAACATGAATATACCTATTTTCTAAAAATGGAAGATTATCATAGGTTTTTCGTCCAACTATTATATCTTTATGCCAAGTTATACTACGAAAAAATTGTAAATCATTTTTATTTTTCCAAGGAATCTTACCAGTATTTTCATCTCCAATAACCCAATTTTTTGATACGGCTGCTAATCCAATCATATTTTTGTCAATAAAATTCCACAATCATTTTTATCCAAAATCTCTACTTTTGTTATTCCTACAAAAGCATTTAAAAGATTTTCGCCCATTTTCTCCGGATACCAAATAGTATATTTTTGAATATAATTGTTAATAAATTCTATAATATCATACTTATCATCCTGGCAAAAATAAAGTTCTTTTCTCCAAACTCTAATTTTAATTTCTTTAGTTGGAGAAATATATTTAATTATACTTTCCACTAATATTTCTGACATAATCGTTGTTGTTTTCTTGTTTTAGTTCTTTTATTTTTTTATTATTATTCCAATTAATTTCTAAATAATTAATCCAATAATCATAATATTTGGTGGGGCGGAATCTAGAACCTTTTCCGGACTGCATTTTATTATCAATTATCACAATTTTCTTATTTTTCCCATTATAGATAACCTAAATATAATTCCCTCAATTCTTTCGTCCATACCATAAGTTCCCACACCTAATTGATTTTCTTTTAGTATCTCTAATATTTTCATTTTACAATTATTCCAACCTTTATCATAATTTTTGATTTTATTGTCTTGATTATTTTTCATTATTTTGTCTATGTTTTTTTGCCCAAAGTTTTTTATATTCTTTTATTTTCCCTTTGTTTTCTTCTTTGTTTTGCCATTCTCTGGTTTTGGCCAATCTAATTTGTTTGTTTGTTTGATAATCTTTTTTATCAAGTCCGCCCCTTTTACATTCTATACAAACATAAGTAAAACAATATTTAATATTGTCTTTTTTATCTTCGGGCGGGGTTCTACGATAAAAGTTTTCTTTATTTAATTCTTTTACTTTTCCACAATGACTACAACGACGAACATCAGATAAATTATATTCGTGTGCATTAGTTGGATTATAGTTTTGTTGTGACATATAGTATAAAATATTATTTAAAAATATTTATTTTTCTGTTTCGTGATATTCTATTTCTTTATTTATTAATTCTTGTAACTCTAATTTAATCTCTAAAATAAGATTTTGTTTTAATTTTAATTCTTCTAATTTTTTATTTTTATTGTCAAATTCTTTTTGTAATCTATTAATAATATTAGAATATAATTCTGAAAAACCACCCATTCGATCTGGTAAATCTTTGTATTGTTCAATTATATTATTATATTCTTTGGTTTGTATTTTTTCTATACTTTCTATTTTTTTATAGATTTTAGATAAAGATTCGCAAACTTTACACCCTTTCATAAAAAAAATTTTAGAAGTGCTAAAAACCGTAAACGAACATAATAACAATAAATATATAATAATAACTATTGGCTTTTTAACATTCATAAAAACATTTTTCTTTCTATATCACTCAATTTTTTTTGTTTGTTTAATTTTTTCCAATCAATTTTTTTTATTCCTAAAGGAATAGTTTCTAAAATATGTTTTTTTATTCTTAAACATTTATGATAAATATTTTTTTCTTTATCTGTCAAATAATTTTCCACCCTTATATTATAAGAATGAAATTCATTAAAATCATTATTACATTTTTTGCATCCCGCCCCATTACAAGAAGTTCCTAAACATTTAGGATTCAAACAAGCAATACAGGCAGAATCACATAAACTACACCATGTTATAACATATTTATTTTTCCATTTTTCTGCAAAAATTTCAGATAATAATTTTTCTTCTTTGTTCATAATTTTTAATTTCCCGCCCTAATTTTTTTAACATTAATAGATTCTATTTCTATATAATCTCCGAAAATATCGTTTTTTATTGGTTCTGTTCTAATATATAATATAACATGAGATTTTTCATTTGTTAAATAGGGTGGGGAATAATAATCTCCTTCACAATCCTCACGACCATAATTATAATCACCAGATTTAACTATTTTTTTACTAATAATTGTTCCAAAATTATCTTTATATTCTGGTTTATTTTCCGTATGTATTCTTCTTTCTTTCCCACCAAATCTTTTTTTCTTTAATTTATAATAAGCTAAATTATCCAGCATTTTTTCATAAATACTAAAATAATCTATGTCTTCTACAAACGCACACCCTAATAAATTGGCAATTTTTTGTCTTTCTTCAGCGGTTATTTCTTTATTTTTTATATCTTCTTTGGCTAAAGGATAACCACAACGAACAAAAATTTCAGGATTAATGATTTGAACTTTATCGTTTATTCTAAAAATTTCTTTGTTTATTTTTTTTACCATAAAATTATTATTTTATAATTGCTTTATTCATTATAACTTGTTTTGCGCTGATAACTTTATTTACATTAATTTTTATTTTATTATCCGCCCTTAACCACCCTTTATAATGTAATCTTTTTCCGCCCAAAACTTCTGCAAAATGATATTTAGCATTTTTATCCAACTCAGGATGTCTTAAACAAAATTCTGTAATAGATTGGGCGGTTTCAGATTCTTGATTTTTGTAATATCTTAAGCAAATTTTTTTATTCCATCTTTTTTTATTACAACAACTCTTACATAATTTACTAATATATATTGTTTTGTTTCTTTTTATACTAGATTTTTTTTGTTTGCAATTTTTACAAGTATAATTATGATATAGTCTTTTTTACCTTTAGTTATTAAAAAACCAATAGATTTGTATTGTTTTAATTTGTTAGAATTTTTTACTTTTTTTATCATCAAAATATCTTACCTAAAATCGCCCACCCTGTCAATAGAAAAATAATTTTATTTTTAACTAAAAAACAAAAATGATTTTATTTTACTTCCAGAATGATAGATTTTAGAATATTTTTCTTTTTTAAAAAGGTCCGCCCCCGATTTTTCAAATATTGTATTTTTAGTTTTGTTTAAAAATTGATTTTTATGTTTTTTTATTTTATTTATATAAAAAAATAGATTTTAGGTTTTTTTTTAATAAACAATAATATTTTTTTTTAATAAACAATAATGTAATAAGATAATAAAATAAATGTTATGTTATAGAAATATAATATATAAAACAAATAATAATAATAAATAGAAAATATAGATTTTAGAATATTTGTTTTGTTTTTAATTACTCAAACCGTTTTTGTAATAATAAAGAACATATATAAAGAATAAAGTAACGATGGAATATAGAGATAATAAGAAAAATAAAAAAATATATAGATTTTAGAAGATTTAATGATTTTAGATATTGTGGATATGGAAATGGGTTCCCCGGCGGCGTGGCGAGCATGAATCGTGCCAAGCTTTTTACATAAACTGTGTCATTTTGGCACGCGCGTATTTGAGCAGATTTGCCCTTTCCTTTAATTAAACTTTGCTTCCCTTATCACCATAGCCAAAAAATTACTTTATCGATATTTATTGGCTTTTATCGATAAAATGAATTGTGACTTAGGCACCTTAAATCGGCGTATAAAGAGATTTTTTGAATGAAAAATTTGATATATAGACACGAAAAAGCGGACTCTTATGAGTCCGCTTGTGTTAGATTGTTCGGCTAAATAGGCGTCTGATTTTCGCTTGCTGCTTGTAATACCGCTTTCTTAGCGTCAACTTCTTTGTGGATTTGATTCACAATAGATTTTTCAACATAGGGCGGAATTGCAGCGAAAGATTCGATCCTTTGAGAGTCTTTTGATTTGCTTTGGAATTCTGCGCAACGAGTCAGCATTCCAATGAGTCCAGATTGTTCCGTCTCTGGCAGCAGACTTTCAACGCGATTAATCATCAGGACTGTATCGCTCACAATCTGATTCGCCAAATGGCGAATATGCAGTAGTTCAGATAATTCCTCAATAGTCACAGTTGGTATTCTCTTGTCAATCGGACCTGATGAACTGCGAGAATTTGCAGACTTTTTCCGAAAATCAGCCAAGGTCTTTAAATTCTTGGCGTAAAGTTCTGCCTGCTTTACAGCTATTTCATCGGCTTCCGTCTTGGCCGCTTCCGCCTTGGCCGCTTCCGCCTTGGCCGCTTCCGCCTTGGCCGCTTCCGCCTTGGCCGCTTCCGCCTTGACTTCATTAGTGGGATCGTCATTGGCTGCTTTATCCGCTTCCGCCTTGGCCGCTTCCGCCTTGGCCGCTTCCGCCTTGGCCGCTTCATGAATTTTGGCCGCTTTTGCCTTGGCCGCTTCCGCCTTGGCCGCTTCCGCCTTGGCCGCTTCCGCCTTGGCCGCTTCCGCCTTGGCCGCTTCCGCCTTGGCCGCTTCCGCCTTGGCCGCTTCCGCTTTGGCCGTTTCCGCCTCGACCGCTTCCGCCTCGGCGGCATCGGCATCGATTTTGGATTTGAAATATTGAGAAAAGTCTGCCTTTGTAACGGAAACCCCTTTCTCTAATTTTTCTTTCAGAAGTGCCCAAGCTTTATTCCAGTCACTTTGCTCTTTATGGTAGATTTCCAACGCCAATGTTGCGCTTAACTTTTCTGCCACTATGTGATCGACGATTTCTTCCGGGGCAGAAATAAGTGTTTGCAGCAGAGACACTTCTGTTTGTGTAATCTGCATTTTTTTTGCAATCTTTTTCGGTGTCCAACCGGCCTTAATTCTACGATCTACCAAGACCGCTTTCTCCATGCGCGTCAAATTTTTAGCATGTAAGTTGGATCTATAAAGATCCATTTCGTAATCTTCTTCTGTCCACTCCTTTGGACAGATTACGCATTCCACTTCTTCGATTGGAATACCATTTTTTTTCGCCAATTGGAAGGCGAAAAATCTTCGATGTCCCCTTACCAAGATCAAAGTCCCGTCTGATTCTTGGCGAAGCCAGAGCCTTTCCATTCCTTTTATCCCATTAACTTTAATGTCCTTGGCAATCTCGTCAACGTTGCCATAGTCTAATCGGACGTTGTAACCATCCTTAATCGCAATGTCGGTTAATTTAATTTTGTGAATCTCGCTTTCGTTCAGTAATGTCGTCATAACTTTATTTTTCTTTCTTTGTTTTTTTATTTTGTTTTTTTTATCCGATCACTAGGATGTAACTCATCCTGGTAATCCCGCCAATCGGCGAGAGTTACCGAATCCTTCATTTCTTCTTCGTAACACGCCACCTTCGTCATCAGAGCATACTGCTCCTTAATCTTTTCTTCTTTGCTTTTTTTCGTTACTGGTTTTCTCATATATCCTTTTTCTCTAACGTCGTTCCTATTGTCGACTGGTTTTTCTTTATCTAATATCATTTTTTTTGTTTTCTGTTTTTTCATTGTCAACATCTTAACTCATTAACTCCTAAAAGTCAATAAATCTTTTTTTTTCTCAAAACAATTTTTTTCATTCTCTTGTATCCTGGTGAACTAAGATTTTTTTTCTAAAAAACATTTTCCAACTCTAGCTATATATACTGTCTTCATTTTCTAAAACCAATCCTAAGTGTTTTAATCATGATTGAAATAATCATGATTGATTTAGTCAAGATTCAAATTTTTTCTAAGTTAAAATCTGACTAAAACAATCAAGATTAGGGCGGGTTAAACAAAATCCTTAACCCTGAAATAGAAAGTTTTAGAAAAAATAAAATCTTTTTACGTGTGTTACCTTATTACGCCCAAAGTCATTAAACTTTGACTTTTTTGTTTTTCTTATATTGTGTTATTATTATATATTATTTAAAAAATTAAGAGAATTAAGAGAATTTCTAAAATTTTTAATATTCCATTTCTCCTTTTTTATCTTGAATTTTTTGATATCCGTATTAAGGATATCTGCTATTTTTTTTACTTCTTCTTTAATTCCAGTTTTATCACCAGAAAGGTAAAAAGTAATTTGAAAATTATCAAGACTAGGAATTTTTTTGTTCATATTTTTTTTACTTAATTTTCTTAACTCCTTACATATTAAGATATTAAGTACTAAAAGTCAATACTTTTCTTTTTCTTTATTTTTTCTAAATTTCTTAAAAGTTTTACAATCTTCTCACTTTGTTTTACAATTTTTCTATTTTTGTATTTTATTCTTTGGCTAGTAAAAAAAATTCTGACACTAACCAAACCTATTTCTAAATAATTTGCCAAGATTGTTAAAACCAAATAAATCTTTCTAAACATAATTCTTCTTTCGTTACACCATATTTCTTTGTTTAATAAGGTTTCCGCCCCAAGTATTTAATTTGGGGCGGAAAATGAGGATTCTGGCGGGTTTACTGAATTCTCCTTATAGAAATTGTTTTGGATTGCAGAGCATACCACTCCGCAGAATCATGACAATTTGTCGCAGAGGTCGCATCAAAAATTCTGCAACCAATTGTTGTCAATCCAACGACTTTTCCCGATTTAATAATTTCAGTCTTTTTTTCAGACTGTTTAATTGCCATTACAAAATCCCCGATTTTTACATCGGAACCATTAACTGTCACAGTCTTATTTACCATAATTTTTTTTGTTTTACTGATTTTTTATTTTACTGAAATTTTATTTTACTGAAATTTTGAATAATTTTTGCAATTCTTATTACAATAAATATTTCCACACGTTGCGATTTGTGCAGTCTTCTGTTTGCCCGTGAACCATTGGAAATGGCCACAATTGAGACGGATTCTCCACAAACACCCACCGCCATGAATTAGTTTGATTTTTTCAAATTTTTTTTGTATCTCTTTCATTCTCAATATCTTAAAAAATATTAATTATTTTGAAAATTATTTTTCAAAATATACTTCTGTCCTTTCCCTATTCCAAGCCCAACTCCGTATTTTGCAAAACAATCTGTGCAAAGATTTGCCCACGAGCCAAACGAAGTTTTGCAATCGTAAATGACTTTAGTATCGTTCTTACATATTTCGCAAACGCTATCTTTCGAAAATTCCTTCCCCGACATACTTCCGCCGTCTTCTTGTATATATGTTGCCATAATTTTTTTTGTTAGTTGTCTTACTTAATTCTCCTTATATCCTAACATATTAACTCCTAAAAGTCAATAAGTTTAAAAAATAAATAGAACAAACTAAAAACGATTTAAAGAAAAAAATCTTCACCGTAATGATACTCCTCTGGGAAGTTGTCATTCCTTAAAAAACTTACAACCTTAATCCCTGTGTCGTAGGGATTTTGCCCCACCAACTTCTTATGAGTATCTAAAAATCTTTCAATAATTTCAATTGAAAGATTTTTGTAATTCTTGATTAAATTTTTTGCTTCAGAATGGGTATTAACTAATCTTTTAGATCCGGCGGGATTAGATATGTTTATCATATATTTTTTTGATTAAAAATTTTTGTCGTTTCCGACAATTTCCGAAACTATAAACCCTTGTTTTCTTAAAGATTCTGCCATTCTTACTTTATGTTGGGCGGATTTTAGGTTTTTCATAAGCTTAGTATTATTTTGAAAAGTAGAGGAATTTTCTCCAATCCCCCGCTTTGTGGCTTCTAAAACCACATTTTCAGCAATGGTAAAAACAACAAACATAATTTTAATGATTAAGAAATTCTTCTTTCATTTATTTTATCCCCAACTTCCAAACTTTTTTTGTTTTCTTTTTTTTACTATACTGATTATAAACATAAATAACTATTAAAAGTCAATTTAATTATTATTTATTTTATATTCTAATTCGTAAATTTTTGCAAAAGAATGACTTCCAAAAATAATTTTATGATGCAAAGACCAGTCATAAAATCTATCTTGACAGAAATTAAAACAATCCATGTATGTCCAATCATCTGGAAAATAAACAATAAATATCATATTTTTATTTTTTTTATTTAAATAACTTTTTTACTTAATAATTTTGTTTTTAATTGTTCTATATAGCATTTTTTACAAAGACTTTGGTTTTCTCTATATATTATTATTTCATTCCAACATTCTGAACAAGTCCCACGCTTTCTTTTTTTTTGAGATTATAATTTTTTTGAATCTTTTCGTTTTTCTTTATTGTGTTTTTTGAAACAATCTGGACATCTTTTATTTCCAATAGGGCGGGGATTATTACAATTAATACAATTAAGATTTTTAATTTTATATTGCCTTTTAGTTTTATGAACAGCTTTGATTATTTCTGCTAAATCCTTTTTGCTTTTTATTTTCATGATATGGTTTACATAAAAATAATGTTAATCATCGATTGCAACACAGGACACAATTCTATTTACCCCTGTACAAAAATGACTTTGATAAAAAAAAATATCAAAAAAAGCCAATGAAATGACTCTTTTTGATTGCAACACAGTATTTTTCAATCCCTTAAAAGAAAAAAAATCTCTGTGTTTTCCCAGTTCACTGACATAGGAGTTATACTTATTTCTTCTTTTATTTCTTTTTTTTCTGTTTTTTGTTCTAAATTTTTAAGGATTTGTGCGGCGCATTGGCCACAAATTCCGTGGCTTATTTGACCGTCATAGCCACGAATTTTTAGAATTTTTGGAAACAAATGGTGAAGATTCCAATTACAAATTGTTGTCATAATTCAACAAATTCTAATCCATTTTTGTCATAGACAACAAAAAATGAAAATGAAAATTCATATTCTTTCAATATAAAAATCATATTTTCCCATGTCATAAACGGAATGTAGATGCTCATAAATTTTTTTGTAAGTTTTTCTCTTTCAACTAGATACATTATATAATAAAAATTCCTAAAAGTCAAACATTATTATTTTTTTTTATTTTTGATAAATTTTGTTTTTTTAATTACAACTGTCGATTTTTGAACACGGTGTATAAAAAGCTACAATAACTTCAACTGTCGATTTTTGACCACACTGTATAAAAAGAGACAGTTAATTACTATTAAAGAGAAAAAAATCAAAGAAAACACAAAAATCTTTTTATTTAATTAAAAAAAAATAAATACATTATATTTACCTTATATTTACCTTATATTTACATCTTATATTATCTTCTATCCTTATTCAACTCCGTTATTATTTCTACCTTCTTTTTTTTTCTCTTTTAACTTTTTTAATCCCTTACTAACGAGAATATTACATTATTTTTTTTTATTTTTTTATTTTTATTTATTTATTCTATTTTAATTTTTATACAATTAAAACAATTTTATGTTTTATATCCCTTATAATTCATATACATACAAAACCATGCCTTATTTCGCCCAAGCCTATTCAATTTTGGGTTTTTGTTTTAATAGGGGCGGGAATAGAAAAACCCCCAAAAGGTTATTATTCTTTGGGGCGGGATGGGAAATATTCATAAAATCATAAATAAAGATATTTATGATTATTTATGATAATTATACTGGCAAAATAAATACTTTTTTAGGATTTATTCTTTTTCGCGGAATTATTTCAATTTTGTCATACACAGAAATTCCACAGTCTTGTAAAAAGGAAATTAAATCCTTTGTTGTTCTGGAATAATAATATCTTTTCTGCCGACCTCTTTGCATTATTATTTCCCAACACTCTTCTTCTTCTGCCTTACCACGAATTTTCAGCAAGGCAAATCTATCGTGCTTTGATATTTTTTTAATCATAAATGTTTTCTAGTTAAAATTAATTGAATATTTTCCAACCGATAATGCAGACATCAATTTTTCGTCCATATTATCTAAATTTCCTTTCAAATTTTTTCTAATTAAATTTTTTATTTCTGCCTCAGTTTCAGTCATAGTTATTTCCCTATTTAAACCGTAATGTAATCTAATTTTTCTTTGGGCGGTTTTTAATATTTTAGTCATATTTATTATATTGTTTTATTTTTGATACTGTAATAAAATTTTCTCTTATTCTTTTAAAAAAATTATCTTTTTGTTCCGCCCTAACCATATTAAGAAAATATTCTTTATTATCATAAACATCGGGAAAACTATCTACATTTCTTTTAGGTGTTTTAAACACCTTGGGCGTTATTGCCACTATTCTCAAAGGAGAATTTTTAAGAACAATAACACCAAAAGAATCAAATAAATCTTTTTTGTTATAGACTATTTGACTTACATGATATCCGTATTTGGACTGACATTGTTCAATTTTCATAATTCTTTACTTTTGTTCCATATCTAGGGCGGTTTGGCAAACTAACCGTCTATTGATTTGTCTATTATCAAATCCCATCAAGTTAGGGCGGGCTTTATTCGATAAAGCAATAGCTAAATCTAAAATCTTTAAAAAATCATTTTTATCCAAAAAATATTTTGGATTTAATTTTTCGTGGCTTAGAAAATTAGCCCAAATATCGATAGTGCTTTTCATTTTTTTTATTTGAGTGTCGTTATTGATTATCACACTTTTGTAAAAGTATTTTCACATACCATACTATATTTATATTGTACAGTAAAAATTACTAAAAGTCAATATTTATTTTTGTTTTATTAGTTATTTTTATTTGGCTAAACATTACTAAACACATAAACACTATACAAAAAAAAATTATTTAATTAAAAAAAACATTGTGCGAATAAAATAATCAAAGTTAACGCATCTATACCTAACACTTCTATGTATCATACCTAACACTTCTATGTATGATTCATAAATTTTCTATTACTAAATTTTCTATTTTTTCTATTATCTATATTTCCTATCATCTTCTTTTCTTTATTCTTTATTTATGTATAAATAATTCTTAAAACAATATTTAAAATTCTTTTGTATCCTCTTATTATTACTATACTTACCTTATTAAAAAAATGTTCGAACAAATTTTAAAAAAAATTATTCAATAAAAAAAATCTACTGAACAAAACAAAAATCTTATTTGGAAAAAA